ATCACCGGCGCCACCGGCCAGAACGCCGGCTACAGCCGCGGCGTCGCCAATGTGGTCAGCCCCGACATCGCGGTCCTCAAAGCCTTCCTCTTCCCGATCGCCGCCGGCGATACGTTCACCGTCCTGCCGGGGTGCGACCACACGACGCCGACCTGCAACGGCACGTTCAACAACCTCTTGCGGTTCGGCGGGTTCCCCTCCATCCCGCCGCCGGAGTTCGCGTTTTGACGCCGCAGGACGCGCGAATCGTCTTCGATCCGCATGTCGGCGCGGCGATCTTCTGTCTTGTCCTGGCGGTGATGGCCGCCGTGCTGGCGTTTGCGCTCGGATTGCCCGATCAGAGAAAGCCGCCCCCAATGGGACCCGATGACCATGGAAAATGACCGCCGCGAAGCGGTCGTCGCCGAAGCTGAAAGCTGGATCGGCACGCCGTTTCATCATGCCGCGCGGGTCAAGGGCGCCGGGGTCGATTGCCTGATGCTGCTGGCGGAGGTCTACGAGCGCGCCGGCATCGCCCCGCGCATCGAGCCGCCGTTCTATGTGCCGGACTGGCACATGCACCGCGACGCCGAGCGCTACCTGGAGGGGCTGCTCCCCTACGCGCGCGAGATCGACGGACCGCCGCTCCCCGGCGACATCGCCCTCTTCAAGTTCGGCCGGACCTTTTCGCACGGCGCGATCGTCGCCCTTTGGCCGCGCGTCATACACGCCTACTGGGCGGTTGGCGTGGTGTGGGGCGATGCGACGCTCTTTCCGCTACGGGATCGCCCGGTGCGGTTTTTCAGCCCGTTTGTTCACAACGAGGCAGCGAGACAGTGAGAAGTGTCTTTTCGTTTCGCATCTGGCCTCGCATCCCGTGCGAAACAATGAAAGTTCCTTTTCTCGCTGCCTCGCTGCCTCATTGTGGACCTGAGCTGACATGAGCGCGTTCGAGGGCGGCAAGGGCGGCGGGCCGACGCCGTTCGTCAATGCGTTCAAGACGTCGTCGGTCGCCTCGCTGCGCTACAATACCAGCCAGGCCGGCAGCCCGGTGCCGCTGTGCTACGGCACGCAACGCGTCTCGATCAACCTCATCGAATTGTGGGGCGAAGAGGGATTCGGCAACACCAATTCGAAGGGCGGCAAGGGTCTCGGCGGCTCGGCCAGCAAGAAAGGATCGGGCCAGCAGTATTCGACCAACGTCGCGTTCGGGGTGTGCCAGGGGCCGGTCGGTTTCACCGGCTCGACGCACGGGTTTTCCGGATACAACGAGGTGTGGGCCAACGGCTCGGTGGCCGGCGCCAACGATGTCGGCCTCAACGGCTATGGCGGCAGCGACGGGCAGGCGCCCGACCCGGTATTCGCCTCTTCGGACCCGAACACGCCGGTCTTGGGGTATTCCGGCACCTGCTATGTCACCGGCACGCCGATGCAATTGGGGTCGACCCCGGCGCTGCCCAACATCTCGTTCGAGATCACCGGGTTTGAAGCCGGCACGGTCGGGACCGAGTTTCCCAATGACGCCAACCCGGCCTCGATCATCACCGACCTCTTGACCAATGCGCGCTACGGCGCCGGGTTTCCCTCGGCCAATCTCGACACTTCGGGGGCGCTCGCCGATTTCGGCAATTACTGCCAGGCGGCGCAGATCGGGATGTCGCTGTTGCTCGACCGCCAGCAGCCGTGCGCGCGCTGGGTCGAGGAGATCGCCCAGCTGACGGTGTCGGCGGTCCTGTGGTCGGGCAGCCTCCTCAAGATCATCCCCTACGGCGACGGAGTGCTGAGCGCCAACGGCGCAACCTGGACGCCTAACCTGACGGCGCAATACAGCCTGGGCGACTCGGATTTCCTCGACTTCGGCGGGGGCAGCGACCCGGTCGTCATCACAAGGAGCGACCCGTCGCAGGCGACCAACTGGCTCAGCCTCGAATTCCAGGACGGCAACAACAACTATAACCCGCAGATGCTGCCGGTGTGGGATCAGGGCCTCATCGACCAGTACGGCACCCGCACCGAGCCGTCGATCCAGGCGCACGAGCTCACCAACGCGACCAGTGCCACCGTCTCGGCGCAGCTGCAATTGCAGCGCAAGGCCTATATCCGCAACACCTACAAATTCAAGCTCGGCTTCCGCTATTCGCTGCTGGAGCCGATGGACATCGTGCTGTTGACCGACGCGACGACCGGGCTCGAGGGCACGGCGGTGCGCATCACCCAGATCGATGAGGACGATAACGGCGAATTGACCGTGACGGCCGAAGAACTGCCGATCGGGGTCGGCACCGCGGTCATCACCTTAAAGCAGACCACCGCCGGGACCGGGTTCGACTCGCTGGTCGCACCCGGCAACACCAACGCGCCGATCATCTTCGAGCCGCCGGCGGCGCTGACCGGCGGCGTGCTCGAAGCCTGGCTGATCGCCTCGGGCGGGGCGAACTGGGGCGGTTGCCAGATCTGGATATCGTCGGACGGCAGCACTTATGCGCTGGCCGGCACGATCTACAAGGGCGCCCGCCAGGGCGTGCTCACGGCAAACCTGGCGAGCCACGCCGACCCCGACACGACCGACACGCTCGCGGTCGACCTGACCGAGAGCCAGGGGCAATTGCTGTCGGGCACGGCGGCCGATGCCAACAATTTCGTGACGCTGTGCTACTGCGACGGCGAACTGGTCAGCTATGAGACCGCGACCCTGACGGCGGCCTACAAATACAACCTCGGCACGCTGTTGCGCCGCGGGGTGTACGGCACGCCGATCGGGGCGCATTCGCTCGGCGCCAATTTCGCGCGGTTCGGGCCGAACGACCCGTCGCTCTTCAAGTACACCTATCCGGCGAGCTTTATCGGGCAAACGATCTATATCAAGCTGCCGGGCTTCAACATCTTCGGCCAGGCGCTGCAAAGCCTCTCCGGACTGACCGCCGACACCTACATCCTGACCGGCGCCGGCGCGCTGACCCCGACCAGCGTGCCGTGGCAATACCTCGGGACCGCCGTCACCGCCGCCGCCCCGGTGCTGCGCTACACCTTTGGCGAGAGCGTCGTCTTTGCCGCCGCTTTCGCCGGTAGCGCGGCCAATGCCGGCACCGCCGCGACCGGAACGGTCATTTTCGACATCGCCCTCAACGGCACGAACTTCGCGACGATGACCTTCGCGGCGAGCGCGACGACCGCGACTTTCGCCGGAACCGCATCATCCTTTGCCGCGGGCGACGTGCTGAGCGTCATGCCGCGCACCTCGGACGCGACGCTGCTCAACCTGTCGGGCAATTTCGCCGGCACCGCCTGATCCAGCGGCTGCGCAAAGAGGAGGACGGAAAATGGCTGATCAAGCCGGAGACGCCGTGCCGGCCGCCGACCGCTGGGGGATCCGTTTCACCCCAACGGTCGCGCTCGGGCATGTGCTGCAACTGATTATTATGCTGGCGGGCCTCGGCGGGTGGGCTCTCGTCGGCTATCAGACGATCGACGCGGAGCTGGCGCAGCACCAGGCCGACATGAAGCTGTTCCAGCAGCGGATCGCCACCGACGAGACGATCGTCCAGGAACTGCGCAACGACGAAAAGGAATCGGCGGCGGAGACGCGCTCGGCGCTCGGCAAATTGATCGACCAGGTGTCTGGCGTGCAGGCGCTGGTCGCCGCCCAAGGGGCCCGCGATGGCACGCCGCATCGCTGAAATCTCCGCGGCGGCGCTGGTTGCGCTGCTCGCCGCCTGTGCGCCGGCCCCGGCGCCGGCGCCAGCGCCCGCTTCCCCGCCGTTTTTTACGCCGCACGGTCCGGCGCGGCATCGCCGGCCGCCGCTCGCCCGGCCGCAGGCATACGCGCCCGCCGTCGGGGCAAAGCTCGACGAGGTCGAGCGCCGGCTGCGCGCGCTGCAGGAAAGCCTGCCTTAAATGGCGACGCTCAAGAAACCGTGCCCGCACTGCGCCGGGCGCGGCGTGGTGCCGCGCACCCGCCCGACGATCGAGGGTCGGCCCGACCCATTCGGCACCCGCACCGAGGAATTGTGCGCGCGCTGCGGCGGGAGCGGCGCGGTGCCCGATGCCGGGCCGACGCGCGACGCCGAGGCGGCGCTGCCGGCGATCGATCCCGGCGATTATCGCGTCTGAGGAGCCCCCGATCATGGCCTGGAACGACACCGCGCGCATCGTCGATGTGTCGCACTGGCAGGAGCCGGCTTCGCTCGATTGGGCTGGCGCGCCGCGCAACGGCCTCGTTGGCGCGATCGTCAAATATACCCAGGGCGAGTCCGGCCTCGATCCGGCGGCGTCTGATCACGCCGACGCCGCCTACGAGGCCGGCGTGGCGCTGCTCGGCGGGTATCATTTTGGCGACGGCGGCGACCCGCTGAAACAGGCCGCCCATTTCCTCGATGCGATGGCGGCCGATTGGCCGGCTGGGTTCGACACCCGCCTCGTCATGCTCGACGCCGAGACCAACAAGCCGCAGATGAGCGTGCGCCAGGCCGAATTATTCGTTGCCGCGGTGCACGACAGGCTCGGGCGCTGGCCGTGGCTCTACATGGGCCGCTATGGCCCGGACGGCACCGGCAAGGGGCTGCCGAGCGCGATCCTCAGCCATTGCCCGCTGCTGGTCCCGGCCTATGGCGACCATGCCGGCAATCTGGGCGCGGTGCTGCCGCCGGGCTGGCGGCTGCCGCGCGACGGCGCCGACCGCGGCGAGGCCGATGCCGGTGTCGTGCGCGGCTGGCAGTTCACCGACGGCCGGACCAACGGCGGCCCGTTTCCCGGGCTCGGGCGGGTCGACCAGTCGCGCCTCGTCGGCATCGCCAGCCTCGCCGAGGCCGAAGCCGTATGGATCAACGCGCCAAGCGGCGGCGAAGCGGCGGTGGCGTGATTGCCATACTTGTGATGCGAGGCCACTGAAATGTTCCGCTAACTGGAGCTTAAAAATGAACTTGATCCTCCTCGTTTTCGCTTTCGTCTTCACGTTGATTGCGTCGCTGTTGCAGCCGATTGGCCCCGGCCCGCTGCCGTGGCGCATCCCACATCTCGGATGGCTCGGGCTTTCGTTCTATATCCTGGTCGCTGTACTGAGTAGTGCCGGGCTGCGCTGATGGACCTGATCCTCCTCGTCCTCATCCTGTTGCTCGTGTTCGGGGGCGGCTTCGGCTACTACCGCGGCGGCCCCGGCCCTGGCATCGGGATCGGCGGCATTCTGCTGATCGTGCTCGCGCTGTACCTTCTGCTCGGCCGCGGGCGGTTCTGACTTTTCCGGCTCGCCGAGTTGCGGGGCGCAGCGCGACGCGGCGCTGAAAACCGGCCGCGACGCCATCCTGATCGAGCGCGAGGCGCAATACGCCGCCGATATCGAAGAGCGACTGGCGCATTACCGGGGCGCCGGCCGGCATTCGCTCGCCGCCAAGGCGCGGCACGCCGCCCCGCGCGGCGAGACGCCGCTGTTCGCCGCGCTCGGCCGAATCGCCGCCGACCCTCTAGGAAGCCCGCTGGCGCAACGAAAGCGCCGGACGCCCCTCCCCTGCCCGGCACCCCCATCGTTTCCTGCATTCCCCGGCCGCCTGGCGCGGCTTTTTCGTGGAAGGAAAGAGCATGACCGTTCTGACGAGCATCGAGGCCGAGCTGCCGGCGATCGCGGCAAGGCTGCCCAACCTCGCGGCCATGCTGCCGGCGATCGCCCGGGCGGCGCGGGTCGCCGAGGGCGTCGCGCTGGTCTTGCCGGCGCTGGTCGCCGACATCCTGGCCTTGCGCGCCAGCCCGTCGATCGCCGCCGTCGAAAAGTTCGCCGCCGACCTCGAGGCGGCGTGGCCGACGGTCAACGCGGCGCTGACGGTCAACACCGTCGCCGAGGGCGAGCCGCCGGCACAAGCTGCCGGCGCCGACGCCCTCAACGCGACCGAAGCCGCTCGCGGGAGCGCGGCATGAGCCGCGCGGTTCGCCGGGCCGGTGGCCTCGCGCTCGGCCTCGCCGCGCCGCTGGCGCTCGCCGGCTGCGGCGGGGTTCCGCCGGCGGCGGTATTGGGCGCGATCGGCGCCGCTGGCAGCGTCTACAGCATCGCCGACAAGGTGACGACGGCCGTCGACCCGTATATCGCGACCGGCTGCGCCGAATACCACAAGGGAAAGGCGGCGGCCGACGCGGTCGTCGGCACCGGGCTGGTGCCGGTCGGGGCCGCGGCGAAGGTGACCTCGATCGAGAGCTTCGGCGATGCCGCCTGCGCCAGCCCGCCTTCCGGCGACCCGCTGTCGACGGCAATCTGGCTCGGTACGCTGGCCGGCCAGATCACGACACTGACCACGGCGGCCAGATAGAGAGTGGCGCCGGCCAACGTTCGCTACGACGCGGCGGCAGCCGCGCGGCCCCGAGAGCGGGGCGTCTGGTCGATGCCGAGGGGCCGCTCGCGCCGGATTGCGTGCTGGTGCGCCGAACGCCGGACGGCTCTCGCTGCGTTTCGCCGGGGTGAGGCGAGAGCGATCCAGGCCGCCGTGTTCGGGTCCGGACACGACCCGGCCTAAGAGGCTGACTCGTAATAAAGTATCGTCACTTCAATAGGTAACCCGTCACCCCCGCGAAGGCGGGGGTCCATGGTAAGGCCGGAATTCGGCGTCAGCCATGGATTCCCGCTTGCGCGGGAATGACGAAAGTAGTGTCGTATTGCATTGTAAATCCTCATGTTATTTATCGGTCAGCCTCTAAGCAACGATTCGCAGGTTATTACACACTTGGGATTGGTGCTCGCGCAGCTGGAGGCCTTCGAGGCCGAGTGGGGCAAGCGGTATCCGGCGATCGGCCAAGCCTGGCGACGGGCCTGGGAGCATGTGGTGCCATTCTTCGCCTTCCCGCCGGCCGTCCGCAAGATGATCTACACGACGAACGCGGTGGAGAGCCTCAATCGCAGCTTGCGCAAAATTATCAAAACCCGCGGCAGTTTCCCGACCGACGAGGCGGCATTGAAACTGCTGTTCCTGGTGATCCG